CGTTGATACTCTTCACTCCATATGGATTTACGCTTTAAAAAGCTGCAATCCTCATTATTGATGAAAGGGACTGATTCTGCTGTCTTATCGGCCATAGTGAATATTATTCCAAATCTTTTTAGAAAGGCGGCTATGTTGGTGTGATTAAAGGCGTCTACTCCTAAACGGACTGACATTTTATTGTCATCACCATAACACATAACTGCAACGTTGTGTGCAAATTTTCCCGGAGGCATTCTATTGTATATCCCATAATATGCTACTCTAAGGTAAATTGAATTAACTATGTTATTCATGAAAACAGTCAAAGAATGCCCTGAAGGATTAGAACCGTTGACCTTGATAAATTCTCCATTATATTCATAGACTGGCATGCAAATTTCTGTTGCAATACCTTCCATAATAGTAATTTGTCTGGGTGAAAAACCGGCCCATTTGGCTATTTCTATTAATAATTTCATTGCACATAACGTTACTTCGCAAGGCATGGATGAATCAAAATCTTTGTAATCCCCGGCGATGACTCTATCAGGACCAAACTTCAACATTGTATTGGTCAATTTAGTCCAACCGGGTCCATTATAATTCACACCAACTGCACATTCGAATAATTCGGAATGTTCCATAATGTATTTGCAAATAGTTAAGAAATATCTACGCACTAAAGCTAATCCTTCAAAAGGTGTTCCAGCAAAAGTGCGGACTTTGTCTTTATCAAATCTAGTAGCTTCATCCTTAAGATTAGTTCTATGAATTAGATAAATTCTTTTTCCTTGAGATAATTCCTCTTCCATCGCATCTACTTTGGCCCAAAATTCAGGGGAGCAATCACGAGCAAAAGAACAGCCTGTGCCTTCAGATTCAACTTCAAAAACCAATTTTGATTTCTTTACATTGTAAGGCCAGCCTGAAGAAGCACTCAAATTGATTTGATCAAGACCATATATTCCATCGACTCCAGAAATGACATTAACATTAGGTAAAGGATGTATTCGATCCTTATGTGATTCATGTTTATGTAAATGGTCGAAGATCTTATCATGAAAGTCATCATAAGCCAATTCAAGCAGAACTGGATCAATTGATTTCAAGTGCGTCATCTTCTCTAACGATTGCTGCCATGGCAAATACGTCCCAATATTCTTGGGTGGTCCATATTTACAAGGTACACCAAGAATTTGTTCAACCGAATCTGAAATGATAGTTTTAACAACCTCCGAAGTAAATTTTCTTCGCATGCCGGAATGGGACCCTAAATGAATCAAGCTAGCCCCTTCTGATAAAAATCTAGAAGGACTTTTCTTATGTATAGATTCACTATGGGTAATTCCCATGTCCAAGACATTGAAGTCAACATTAACTTCACTAGCTGTTTGGAAAACCACACTGAGAGATTTCATCTTCTCAAGTGTTT